TCTTGCTAAGATGCTATTATTGTCAGCTAAATCTTTAATTGCTGCTTTTAAAATATTGATTTGGAAAACACCACCAACCTGCTCTGCAACGGCAGCTTTAGTTGTATCGGCAAGAGTTTCGTATGTTTGCGATAAATTTGTTAAAATTTTGATTGCTGGTAGTGTATTTCCAGCTATATCTCTTACAGCAATACCAAGCTCCTCAAGTCTTTTAATAGTGCTTGATCTTTGAACCCTAGTAAAAATAGTTTTAAAACTATTACCAATAACTTTACCGCCTCGCGCAGTTTGTTGTTGAGCAGCAGTTACTGCACCTAATAATTCATCAAAGCTTACTCCAGCATCCCTTGCCACAGCACCAGCTCTAGATACAGCATCAATCAAGTCTTCAGTACTAACAGCAAATTGAACATCAACCGCAGCCATTTTACTAAGAACTTTAGTTGAATCTAGTCCAACCTTATTAAATGTATTTAATGCAGCAGTCAAACCACTAACTGCGCTTGCTGCATCCAAGCCAGTTAATCGAGTTAATATTAGAGCATCATTTGTTCTTTTTAAAGTCTCTTCCATTGACAAACCTTGCCTTGCCAATTCTGTTGCAGCCGTTGCTACAGTACTAAAGCTTTGAGCGGTATTTCTTGCTACTTTAAACAATCCGTCTCCAAATTTTTGCAACTGATCATTTGTTGTTCCCATAACAACATTGATTTCGGTTAATTGCTTTTCTACTTGTATAGTGGTTGTCACTAAAGAAGCAAAGGCTCTTTGGACCCCTTGTATTATCCCGACTGAAGCTCCGAATGCAAGAACACGAGCATTAGATGCTTCTAAAGATTTATTAAATTCACTTACAGAGCCCGTAATTTTACCCAAAGGTCTAGTGAACTGCTTATCATTAATTGCGATATTTAAACCGCCGCGAGCATTAACATTCTTAACAGCCTTTCTTATTGACTGCTCTAAACCTGTTTGAACTGTAGATACTCTTAATGGCATTTCCTTATTCCTTAATAAGGAATTACACTAAATTTCTTTTTTTTGCAAAAAAAAGCCCTCCATTAAGAAGGGCTTCTTTTTTGTTTGGCGGTAAATTATCTGAGAGGAATCGGAAAGTGTCCCGATATATCAGTTCTATTCGCTCCAGAAAAGAATACACCGTGAATTAAATCTTCTGGACCACCAATTTGAGTGGTAAAAGAAAGATCAACAGTTTTATTACTTCCGATATCTGAACTGATTGATTCACTATCAATTCTGGCTCCCTTAAAATCAATAATTAGAGAATCCGAAGGGCTTCCAACTCCGCAACTTTGGTTAGCCTTCATTTTTATTCTAACATCTCTTTCGATACAATCATCAATAATGTTTGCAAGATTTCCAGTGCTAACCTCAGAAACCAATGCACTAATACTCATTGTGGCAACAACAGGAAAATCAACCACACGTGAAAATGCAAACTTAGTTCCTAGTCGATCAATAGGGCTTCTTGATAAAGGCAAGGATAGACTAAAGTTTTGAATATGAACTCCACCATCTCCACTAACATCTGCAAAGATAGATAGTCCTTGAGGAATTTCCATGGTGATATCTCCTGGACGAAGAGCTGTTGCTCCAACATCGCCAGTAGAGGGAGTTTTTCCTTCAATGTCTCCTCTTTCTCCAGATGTTTGTCCAACTGTGAATTCAACATTTTTAATTGGAGTACCATCAGCAAGATTAACACCTGGAATCAATCTTCCAGTAACAGTGTTATCAGATTTTGCATTAAATAACTCAACCGTAGCAGATGCTGTTGGAATAGATCCTACAGATGCTTCGATTGAATAGTCACTTAAATAACCATTACCTAAAGAAATAACACTTCGCTGATTGCTATCAACTGTAGTATTGAAAGCATCAGTACCTTCTGGGGTTGTAAGGATAAAGAAGTTTCTTCCTGCAGAATCGTCTTGAAGGTGCCCTTTTGCAGCACTCAAAGTTTCAGACCCCATTCCTTCTCCTTTATTATCATCGCCTTTTACATAGAAACCAAGATTTCTTTCATTGAATCCATCAGTTGGATAATAAGTAAAATCGAGATTTACTGTGGGCGGCTCAAGAGCAATCGCGTCAATTCTAGCAAGTTGACCAAATGTATTTACATCGGTACGATTAATTGTAAAACTATAATTCGCACTCTGAACTCGATGAAGTTGTTGTATTAAATTTTTGTAATTACCACTAGCTGCTTGAAGGTAAACTCCTGTTGTTCCATTATCAGTAGCTCCTTGTGTTGCCCAGTTTGACTGAAATGTTTGCCAATTACTTTTATTTGTAAAGTAAGTAACCCCACCAAGATTTGCAGTAGTGTTGTTTAATGCATTAGTTTGAGGAACAGAAGTTAATGCCCCACTAATATTAAGTAAATCAAGAAGAAATCCCTGACCACCCTGATTCATATTCTCGTCAGATGCTGGAATTGTATTTTGGTTAGCATTGGAGTTTGTAGCAATACTATCACTTATAAAAGGGTCTGCATTTAGCCCTATATATCCATTATCTAATTGGATCGGAGCGGTGCTTATTGCAGTTCCTCCTGCAGAAGTCTTACGACCACCACCACTTATTACGCTATCTACGATAAAGTGAGCTCCAGTCGCATTAGGACTTACATATAAAGCTTCACTTTGATAAATTACTCTGTTTCTTGCCATGATCTTTAAATTTAAAATTTAGGTTTACTTATAATTACAGAAAATATATTGCTTTGTGAAATTTTATTTTGAATATTAACATATTCTAGGAAACCTATTATTAGTTACTTCAAAATCTATAAAACCTACATATAGAGTTGGAGATATTGTACTCCTCATTGTTTCGCTTATTTTAGATGTAGTAACTCTTTCTATACTAAATATGTCATTTTTATACTTATTAGCTAATTCGTTGTAAGAATATACTCCACTTTTTAAGTCTCCAAATTCATTTATCGGGTGACTATCAAAGCCTACATTCGAGAAAGAAACATTTCTGGTATCCGCAAATAAAGATAAAACCCCATCTAATTGATATAGATTTTCGGCCATTACTACAGATTTAAAATTTAAAGTAGTTTTATCTTGCCCCCCAAAAGCATAAGGTTCATTTTCTATATATTCATTATTTATAAATACTGCGGGGGTCACAAAATCATAAGGAGCTATTCCGCTTTCAAAAACAGTAAATCTACTATTGCTTTCAAATTTACTTTCTACAATTAAAGATTCTTCTGTTTGATTTGTATTGTAAATATTAAACTCCTTAAGTCCAAACTGGCCAGTCCACTGCATATTAGCATTTGCAGCTGCTCCAGTTACAACAATACCTCCATTATTAAAATCAATGTAATAACCTAAATTTGGATCTGATTTATCCACAGGAATACCAAGTTCAGAAAAACTATTTGGCACATATGCTCCAGCCCCAACTCCACTTTCAGTAACCCATTGTTTATAGGCACTGCTATATCTTTCATGCCCAACTGGAAGTCTTTCATCGTCTATATGAAAAAGTTTACCAGTCATGTTATTGTATGCTTCTCCGTGCTCAAGAATATGATGCTCAAACCACAAAGTAAAACTGGTAGTTGCCTGATGTCCGAATGATACTTTCATTTTATTTTTAAATTTTGAAGCCTAGCTACTTTTTCTCTGAATCTTTTTAATATGCCCGAAATATAAGATGTTCTTGTATATCTAGTTCTTTGTGACAGTATTGCTCCTCCAGTTGATCCTCCGCCAAGAGCAGATTCTGATTTCTTTCCACCCCTCAACTGTATAGCTGGCCCAGATCTTGATGTTTCAAATTCTTTACCTTGTATATAAAGATAAAAACCTAAACCAGAAATACCCGTCTCAATTCCATCCAGCCAGCTTCTGGAACCTTCGAAATCATTTCTAAAGTCGGAGAATTTTGTCATCTTAAAAAGAGCTTCTCTCGTCGGCTCTGTTGTAATAAAGTTTAATTTACCTTTTGAAAATCCAATTTTTTTAAGTATAGTTTGATTTAATCTTAATCTAATTTCTCCCAAAGGGTCATAGCCAGAAGGAAAACCAATGAATGTAAAAAGATTTCCGTAACCTGAAAGTGTTCCACTTGTATTTTTCGCACCCTCTCCCGCTTCAAGCTCTATAGTTACTGGATGTTCCTCGAATTCATCAATCATTTGATTTTTTATTATCTCGAATTTTTCTCTTGTCATCTTTTCGAGTTGTTTTCCAATTTCCTTAGGGCTTTGTTTTTCTATTTGCCTTTGGACATCTTTCGGTAAAACAGCCATTATTCTTCAGTTGGTAAAAGAAAGAAAGTATAAAAACTAGGCTCAAATAAACCATGGGGTCTTACATCACTTTCTATAGTGAACTTCCTACCATCAAATTCAACTCTTTTTGCTTCTTTTAAATATTCGTAACCATCGCTTGCTACTTTTATCCTAACATAACCATCTGGCATCTTTAACTTTAATTGAGAATCAATTTCTGGAGAAGTTAAAACACTCTGACTTCTGTCCGTGTCATATGTTATTCTAGCTTTAAAAGAAGATTTAATAACCTTTCTTGAGACAGTTTGCGACTGATTGCTGTTTTGCTGGTATATCGGATTATAATTTGGATTTGTTGATAAAATTGTGACTTGAGCTTCTTTATATATAAAAATATCTCTGGCAAATGTATCATGAATATCATTAAAAGCAGACTGTAGTGCTGTTTTTTGTGCATTTGTTAATAAATTAGCCATATAAAATATATACACCTATTTTAGAATTTTCGTATAATTAGTGTATTATATTTTAGGTATAAGGCATGGAAGACAAAAAAATTCTTCAAGATAGGTATGAAAAGCATATCAAAAATTTATTTAAATCTTTTTTATATATTTTAGAAGATTTGAACGATGATCACAATATAAATTTCGCAAAACTAAAACATGCCTTACCAGAACATTCGAGCATAATAGATCAGGCAAATTACTTTGATAAAGAAAAATTGCAATTTTTAAGAAAAAGAGTTCTTGATTTAGGAAATGACTCTTTGAGAAATCAAACAGAAGATTTAGAAAAATTTACTGTAATTTTTAACTTCAAGAATTAATATAACATATGAAAGAAATATATAGCTTTAATGTAGAACTAGAAAAAGAAACTAAAGAAGTTTCCAAAAAAAAACAGAAGAATAAAGAAACTGGAGAAATGGAAGAAATTTCTGTAGAAAAAATGGTTAAGAAAGAAATTCCTATCAAAATAATCCTTAAAGAACCCAGCAGGAGACAAATGGAAGAAGCGGACATGGAATATAGCATTGAAATGAGTAAATGCATTAAAAGAGGTATTCTCACAAAAGCTATGCTTGCAAAAAAATACAGCGATTCTGGAGGCTTACTTAGTGAAGAAGATGCAAAGCATCTAACAAGGCAATACGGCGAGCTTGGAGATATGCAAAACAAATACACCAGGCTATCTGCAAAACCGAAAAAGAATCCTGGAGATGAAAAAAGATTAAAAGCTTTTATGGGTCATATGGCTGACTTAAGAAGGCAAATTGTTGACATGGAGACAAGCTACTCTTCTTTATTTAATCATACTGCAGATAATAAAGCTCAAAACAAAGTTATACTTTGGTATCTTGTTAATCTTTCTTATTACCAAGAAAACGAAGACTCAAAAATAAAACCCTTTTTTACTGCAGAAGATTCCGAAGAAAAAATCGAACAATACTATGATATTGACGAAAACGGCCATGAAATTTTTGATCTTGCAAAAGATAAGCTTTCTACTTTTTTAAGTTTTTGGTATTTTAGCTCAAATGCATCACAAGCAGATTTTGATGATTTGAATAATGATATAAATTCTGGAAATGTATGAATCCCATTCTGAGTATAGAAGATCATTTAGGGATATAGTAAAAGGTTTTACTAAAAAAGATTTAGATGGAAATATTTTATATATAAAGCATTTAACAACTCACGATCAAGTAGACTTAGAAGATATAGAAAAAGCTTTTTATGAAAAAGCAAAAAAAAGAGGTTTAGAAACAGAAAAAGAAAAATTGCTTTTTCTCGAAAAAGAAGGTAGCTGGAACAAAGAAGACGAACTTTTCATAGAAAAACAAATTGATTTTATCAAAAACTTAAATAAAACTAAATCTCAATTAGTTCTAAAATCTCAAATAGATGCTCAGCAAAAATTAATAATCAAAGAAAATAATATTCTCAATAAGAAGATAAATGAGAAAAACACTTTATTAGGATCTACTTGCGAGAGTTATGCCAAACAGAGGGTTAATGATTATTATATAACGAAAAGTTTTTTTAAAGATGATTCTTTATTAAAACCCTTACACTCAGAAGAAGAATATGATAATTTATCTTATTCAGAAATAGGTAAATTAGTAAAAATTCACAATAGTCAATTCAATAACTTTTCGGAAGAAAATATTCAAAAGTTAATTCTTCAAGATTTTTATTTTCCGTATATGCCTTTTTGCGAGGATACTGTTCAGTTTTTCGGCAAAGCTGTTTGCGAATTAACTCATAACCAACTCAAACTAATTTTATTCACAAGAATTTTTAAGAATGTTTTTGATAATAATGAAGATATTCCAGATCACATCAGAAAAGACCCTGAAGCTTTACTTGACTTTGCCTCTTCAAGCAAAAAAGGAAAAGAAGCTCTTGATAAATACTCAGATCAAGCAGGAGCTAGCACTATAGTTGGAGCAACAAAAGAAGATTATGACTACATGGGAGTTAAAGCTGAAAAGGGTGTTTCTCTTCGAGATGCTGCAGCCAAAAAAGGCGGCACTTTAAATATGAACGACTTAATGAATATTTCTGGAGCTTAGACGGGGGCATCTTTACCAGCAACCTGCCTTGGTCCACCTTTATAAGAAGTATACCTTTGTAGTAAATCTTTTAAATTATAATCGGCATCTTGTGCAAATGCTGAATATGTTTTTGATGCAGTTACTTTAGTTGAAGGGCTCGCAAGCATTGCTTGTCTCCTAATATAGCTATCTCCATCTCGTAATTCAGTCCAATCAGATGTTACAATAGATCCTGTCCCTACAGATGATGATGATGAAGAGCTACTAACGCCCATTAATGCCTGTCTACCTAATTTACTATAATAGTTTTTTAAAAAAACTTGCCTGTAAATAGCTTGCTCTTCGTGACCAAACCCTGGGTTCGCACCGCTATAACAAGAATGAATTAAAACATTAAGCTCTCCAATATTATTTTGTAACCATCCAGAAATATAACTTACAGATATATCGCCCGTTGAAGAATCAAAATCATACTTAAAGATGCCCGTGGCAAGATTGCCTACTTCATTTAATGAGTCGCTAAAATGATAATTCATCTCTCATTAAGAATGTCTATAATATCTTTTGCTAATTGAGAATTATGCTCAACGATAGGTTTTTCTACAGAAGTATTATAAATATTTTTTGAATCTTTCGTTCCAAACCTATTAGAAAATTCTTTTTTAATCTTGTTTTTTAAGCTGGTTTTATTTCCAGAAGGAAAAACACTAGCTTTAACCGCAAGCTCTTGCATTTGTCTTAAGCTCATATTTTCAATTTTTGATTCGAGCTCGTCTATAGATTTTGTTCCAAATGGGTTTTTCGGAGAATACAAAAGTTCTTCTATTCCCTCAGTTGAAGAATTTTCTTCTTTTCCGTCTATATAAATTATTTCTTTTTTTCTGGGCCTACCTCTACCTCTTTTAGGGGCACTTGCCTTTACTTCTGTTTTTTGTTTAGATTTTTTTCTTTCCATAATATATATCTCCTTAAAAGGGTTTTACACATTTATAGTAATATTTAGAAACAAAAAATCCACCTAAAGGTGGATTTTTTGAAAAGAACATTTAGCTCTCTATTAGACCTTCATAGAAAGGATAGCTCCGTCATTAATAACGGTTCTTCCTTCTTCAAGTTCTGCATAGTAGCCAATTTTCTTGGAACGACCAACATACTGATCATCAGCTGAAACAGTCATTGTTGTGCCAGACTCAGCATCAACGGCTACTGCACGAATCATAGACTCACGAGAGCGATCAAGACCAATAACAATATCATCCCTTGTTCCATTTTTGGCATCGCAAAGACCAAGCTTATTGGCAACCTTTGTGTATTTCTGTCCAGGTCCGAGTTCATAAATTTCCATAATGGAAATTCCGTAAAACTCAGGTAAACCTGCTTGACCGAATAAAGACTGCCTTAATCCATCAGGAGCAGCAATGGTGCTAACCTGAGAACCGTCAGAAGCTGCTGAACCTTGTCCGTCACCACCTTTTGAGTTGATAGGGTTGTATGCCATTTCACGAAGAGACTGAACGATTTCTGGAGAAACAATAAGGTCTGACATACCACGGGTACGCTCAGGTGTTCCGCCGCTCCAGGAAGGATTGTTTCTTTTCATCTTCGTAAGCATGGCATTGAAGTCATTCATTAAGAATGAGCCAGCCTGAGTCGAGCTCATATGAAGCTTTGAAGTGTTATCAGAGATTGTTCCGAAGACTAATCCAGCGGAGGCATTCTCTTGTTGAATCAAAACCTCTTGAGCCAAGCGTGTTAGACTTTTACTAACAACATCAAGCCTAGAGCGAGATGCATAACGTTTATCAAAATCAATAGCGCTCTCAAGGCGATAAGTTGCAAGCTTCAACTCGCTATGAGTTGGAGTTACATGACTTGAAGGAAGTCCTCCAGGAGCATTTGTGCTATATACCTTGATATACTCATCATCAGTGACATCATAGTAAAGGTCGAGCGGAATACTGGGATTGTCATCTGCAGCAAATTGAAATGCTGTAAAAAGGTTGCTTAGTGTGGGCGCATTATCTACAACCTCCGCTAAGACAGGTCCAATGAATTCGGCTAAAGCTTGTTGAGCTTCATAAGCTACATCTCTATTTCTAGAAGCCATAGCCTTCACTAGTTCAACTTGCTCGTCAGTTCTTTTTAATGTAATTTTCATTATATAACTTTCTCTTTTAAATGTTTACGTTTAGCAATCGAGTTTAATTACATAGTAAGCTCCAGACAATGAATCTTGCCTAACTCCTGCATAATTATCATCCTTGTTAGATCCCCTAGCTCCAGTTCCGATGCAAATTCCGACAGATGCATCCGATGCAGCCTTAACTGCGAATTTACCATTTTGGGAAGCACTAAGCTCAGACCCAACAGCTACTGGAGACGAAGCTTCAATAGCATTCTCATGAACAGCAATAATTCCTTTACTAAGAACTGGAACTGTTTGGCCAGAAAGGACTGCTTGAAGTTCGTCTTTCTTTACTGGGTTAAAAAGCAAGCTTTCTCCGTTTTCGTCAACAGCAAGTGTTTGACGTAGAGTAACACCTAGCGCTTTATTTCCAGAAGCAGCAGGGGTGCTTACTTTAAGTGGATTTGTAGGGTAAGGATTGCGACCTACTGGAGAGTTGTAAGAAGCCATGAAACGACTGTCCTCAGATACATTAACTGTATCATTGAGAACCATGTCTCCTTCGGAAACTTCTACAAGAACTCCGTCAGCGTTAATATCGTCTGTATTTGGAGAAATGACTTTTAATCCTCCGCCACTAACGCTATCAGCGTTAAGGGCGAACAAATTGATCACATCATTTTCGTCATACTGTCTAAAAGGTAATAGTCTGTGTGCCATGATATTTTAGTATTTAATTGTTAATGAATCTTTATTAAAAGCTTGTTGGAATTTTTCCCTTAAAGAAACTTCTTCTTCTGTAGATTGTCCGTTATTGGATGTGATTTCTTCTGAAGATGCTTCTGCATTATCTAATGCTTCTTCAACATCTTCTTCTGAAACTTTATCTAGTTCAGTATTTTGTTTTTGAGAGGCTTCGCTAATTTTCTTTGCGACCTCTTCTTCCAGTTTTTCTGCAAATACTTTTTCTTGTTGAGCTAAGTAATCTTTACTCTTGTGTTTGTAGATGACTGAAAGTCTTTCTTGGTAAGAAGCAAAAGCTTCATCTGTATTATCAATTGCTTTTAAGTCAGAGGCGATAATTTTTCTATCTTCATCAGATAGCTCGTATGCCTCATCGATAGACTCCATTCTATTGTTAAAAATTTGCAAAGAGAGTGCTTGAGCTTGCTCAGCTTCAATTTTTTGAAGCTTCTCTTGAGTTTCAGCAAATTGCAATTGAAGTTCTTCCAGTTTCTTGTCAGCTTCTTCTTTAGCTTTAGAAACTTCTTCTTTAGCGGCTTCGAGTTCAGCTTTTTCTTTAGAGAAAGAATCGCTTCTTTCTTTAATAGCATCTGAAACTACTTTTGCAATGTTTGCTACAGACTCTTCGGAAAACTTGCCAGAAGCATTAGCTTCAATTGTTTCCTTGAGTTCTTGAATTATATCTTTATTTTCCATGATCGTTAAAGTTTGATTTTTGGCTTTGTCAGAAATTACATCTATTTTTTCTATATGTGAAAGATTTTTTTTATATTTTTTTATTTTTTTTAAAAATAACTCTGTATCAATTACGATTTTTTCAACATCAGCAGCGGAATTAACTAGACCTTCCTCTTCCTGATTTCGGTGCTCTTCCATGTCCGTTTCTTCTTTTTTTTTATCTGTTTCTAAATATACACCCTCCACATCCGCTGCTGGATTCGCAGTAAAACCTATTCCTAGTGGGTAAACATCTCCAGATACCAATCTATATACTTCAGTTCCATCCTTCATTTTTCCTTCTCCACCGAAAGCTTTTAAAAAGTTTTTAATTTCATCTATATGTTTTTCATCTGAAATTATTTCAGCTTCATTTAGATTCTTACTACCAACCGCAATTAAATAATCATTAAAACCAATTTCCCAACTTGCAGAAACTTTTTTGTACATTGGGTTATTTTTGTCTGCTGATTGCTCAAGTAGTTTTGCAAATGACGGATTTACTGTTTTATAAACAACTGCTCCCAAAGCTATATTAAAAGGATTTAAGCCCTCTATAGAACTAGCTTCTATCATTTTATTAGTATTATATTCAGAAAACCCTGATGAAACTATATGCCCAACTACTTTTTCTTTTTTATGCTCTATATTAGTGGGTTTATTTATAAAATATTCCGAAACAGCTTTTGCAGTATCAGTATTAATGCCATCATGATTTTTATTAAACCTATTAACTACCGCTGCATTAAAAGCAACTGCAAGTAAATCTACATTAGCATTTAGATCTATATCTTGAGGAACTAAAGAAGATAGAGTATCTAGGGATGCTTTACTAATTTTTGATTTTTTGAATTCTGAAGACGCTATTATTTCGCTAGAAAAATTAGTCCTATATTTATATTTACTTTGCATAAAATATTGTTACACAAAAATAAATTAGTTTGAGAAGTTTTTACTATGATAAAGTAGTGCTGCGGGATAAGTTTCAAGTTGATGCTTTTCAGATATTTCTACAATTTCTGGAATAATTGAGATTTCAGATATCTTATCAAAATTTTTAAGACATGATGTTCCCGTTCTTTTCCATAATTTTTCTTCTTTCCCTAGTACTATTGATTTACAAAGATCAGATATTAATTCCTTTTGTTTTTCACTTAATTCTTTGGATTTTATATTTGCCAACATTTTTGAATGTAAATGTTCTTCTAGCGATTCTATTTTATAAACTACAGTCTGGACACTTTTCCTGGAATACAGATTTGAAGCTGTTGAAGTTTTTGGTATACCTCTTGTTCCATATGGCCTACCCGCTTTTCTTTGCCCAACTTTTTTTCCACCCTGAGGGCTTCCTCCGCTTGGGGGAGTACCATCTATAACTCCGTCATCATCTGCGTCTATCATCGGGACACCTCCCACTAGCGGGTTATACATTCCATCTTTTCTTTCTGATATGTATTTTCTTTGAGCAGGACCTATCTCATCTGGATTTGGATATATTCCAGTTTTAATGGCATTTATTCCTTGCTCAGGCGTTAATATTCCAACCTCAAGAAGTCTCGTTACGACTCTCTGTAAAGCTATTTCGTCTTTTATGTCAATCTCTTCGAATTTTGCTGTTGGATAAACCTTAAAACCCATATGCTTGCAAACCATTTTGATTTGAGGTTGGAGAAAATTATGAACAAAACATTCTCTAGCCTCTTTTAATCTCTCAAGAAATATCTCAGCTTTTACCTGTGTATTTTTGTATTTCTCATCTCCTACAATTACATTTTGTAACCCCTGCCTAATGTCCTCATTTACAATTTGATATTTTTCAGGACCGATTACTTTCCCAATATCAGGCAAAATAAATTCAGCTTTAGTTGTGTAATCTGCAACCAAAACCCTACCGACACTTTCATTTTGAAAAAGTGATTGCATTGCAGCAAGATTGTTCGGGTTTATACCTCCTTTATCTGGCTCAGCGCCCATTGTTATTAGAAGTATTACATTTTCTATTGTTCTGCTAATTGCTTGATCGACTTTCTTTAATTCTATTTTCCAATTAATATCGTCTAAAACTGGAAACCCAAAAGGAATAGCAAAAGGTTCGTAATCTTGTTTTTTGTAAAACGAATGAGATAACTTAGAGGAATCTAAGTCCATAGTTATTCCGTCTCCAGACCAACCGCCTTCTTTAATCCTCTTTTTTACATCATCTGGTAAACTATCAAAAATTTGCTTATCATCATCGTTTTTTGGATTTTGCAATCTTTCAACTTCATATTCAGAAAGAATTTTTTTATAAGCATTTATTTTGAATGTAGTGCTTCTTGTGGCAATTATATCATAAGGGTTTAATAAAATATACCTCACTGGAATTTTGCCATTATCTATATACCCATTTTGCCCATATATTGTATTTAACTTTGAGAAATCTTCAGTATTAAATCTTCCATCTAATCTATATATAAAAATATTTCCAGATCTATAGTACTCTCTGAAATATTGATCTTTCAATGACCATAAATTAATTTTTGAAAACCATTTGGTTATAAAATTTCTAGATGCCTCATTTCCTCCTTCAAGATATATCGGAGAATTTGCTAATTCCGCCATAATATCTATTGCATTTCTGAATATTGGTATATTAGCATATGCTTTTTGACATAGTTCTATTGTGTCTCTTACATTTACCCCGTCGGCAGAGACAGAGTATGGAAGCATTCCTTGTCTAATATTTGAGAATCTATAGTTTTTTGCTCCAGAAGTTATTGCATTTCTTCTTCTTCCAGTTCCCGCTGTTCCCGAAGAGCTCCTCGAACAAGATGCATCTGATACATAAAAACTTTCACCAGCAGATGCTGGAGCTGTGTTTTCAGAAAAATCACCCAATATTTCGCTTATGGGTTTATTGAATTTTTGCCAGTATTCCGACTTTTTAACATACTTTCTTTTACTCATACAATTATATTACACAAAAGACAAAGAAAGTCTAAAGTTAAGTTAAAGTTAACTTTTCAACTTTTATTTAATAAATATTGGGGAGAATCCTTGATGACTTTTTGGAGCTTCCATATTCATGAAATCATAATATATCTTTATCATCCAATTGCCAAGCACAAGCGCAGAGTAACTATCTTTTCTTGCTTTGTTTGGCCCAGATGTTCTTTTTAAAGAGTCTGGTAAATCAAAAGTTTGATTTCCTTGAGGAGATGTTTTGATTTGTATCAAAGAACATTGAGCTTTTGCTAACATGATCATGTCGCTTTGATGCTCAATAAAATCAATCATTCTAGCTCCAACATTTTCTTTTTCTTCTATTTCAGCAAAATTAGAAAACTTAATTTTTTTAATTGGTATTTTTTGTTTAATTTGTAAATGATAACTGTCATCTATTGCTCTAGAACCAAACCAAATTTTTTTATGATCTAAATTCGCCTGAAGTAACTCATTTGCTCTTCTTATCCATTGGCTTGTGGGCTTTCTTAATATACAGTATTTTTTATCTTCTAAATTATACTCATTTTTTGCTTGCATTAATTCTTTGGAATAATCCTCAGGTCTATCAAACTCTTGGCTTAACATTTTTATCTTAATGTCTGAACTTTTAAAAAGACTGCTTTCATTACAGGCGTTTATAAACTGAACTCCTCCATTATAGTCGCCGACGATAGCAACGATATTAAAATGATTCAATATGTAATGAAAATATTCTATATGATGTTTTAAATTAGTTCCTGCTAATGCATAAGAATGAACCAGTGTTCCTTGCTTTGTTTCGTCATTTAATTTAAAAACTTGAATTGCAAAATCATCAGAACTTTCTGATTCTGCCCAACTAGGATCGAAAGATAAAATATATTTTGATCCTGAATCTCCACATATTTCTACATGAGGGTCATCTCCATCTCGAACAGTGCATTCTGCCATCTTTGAGGTTTTGAAATAACCAGAACTATCATCTGTAAATATAGCGCCAAACTCTCTATCAAATTGAGACTGACTCATGGTTGCTTTTGATTGAGCTATTAAATTTTCATCATAAAGCCTTTTAGGGGCACAATCATAACTAAATTGCATTATACACCTTGTTGCATCAGTTCCATCTTCATCTACCTTACTTTGTATTAACTGTTCAAACTTCTCATAAACCTTATAAAGATACTCAAATTTATAAGAAGCAGAAGATAATGCTATTAACTTATTGTTGGGCCATTTGTACCTG